TAGAGGAATAAACGCGCGAAGAAGCACAAGTTTGGCGATGGTTGCTGATCTTGACTTCCAGCATCAAAATGTAACAAACCAATGATTGTCAATATACAAAGGATTGAATTCCACAGATATTACTTTGGCGCATCAGACGCTCAGGGAATAAAACTTGTTTGTAAGGCTTTGACATTCCCCAACCCAAGCCCCTTTGCTTACTCAGACACCATATCAAAGTTTGATAAGAGCAAATTGACGTTTGACGTTGGTATGATAACTAACGTTTTGGCGTTGTGCAAGGAGAATGGCGTTGTACCAAACATCGAGGATTGGACATATGACGCTCTTCCTATCGAGGAGGTGGACAAGCGAGTGCAAGGAGACTATGATCACCAGCTACAAGCCATCCAAGCGTTTTGGCGCAGAAGAATAGGCATCTTGAAGGTACCAACACGAGGTGGTAAGACGTTCATAGCCTCAGAGATTTTTCGCCAATACCTGAATAGACACGATGGGAAGATTTGCTTCATTGTCGATAACGTCACTTTGTTCACTCAGGCTATTAACGACATCAAGCGCTTCTTTGAGCCCTATAGTGGGATAGAGGTTGGCGAGATACGAGGCAATCGAATGGACTTTGATTGTCGAATTTGCGTAGCAACCGCCCAAACGCTCCAAACGAGAGTCAAGCGAGGGGAAGCAAAGGTCAAGCGGGAAATACGCAAGTACCTACGTGATCTTGACTTTTTGGCGGTTGACGAGGTGCACGACAACTCATCCGACTCACGCTTGTCGCTGTTCAAGATGTGCAAGAACTTGTCGTATCAGCTTTGTTTGTCTGCAACGCCATATAGGTCGGGCGCTTTTCTGCAGAATTTGAAGCTACAAGGCTGGAGTGGTGACGTTGTCTACCAGATTGAGGAAAGCGTGCTGAAGGAGCGTGGTGTGTTGTCGAATTACAAGATTGGCGTTCTGTATGCCGATTGGCACGATATCAAGCCAAAGACAAACGAGTATATGAACATCTGCGAGGCAGTCTTGTACGACAACGATAGAAGGGATGATCAGATACGTAGTATATGCGCTATGCTTGAGCGTTTGGGCTTAAAGACGCTTCTGTTGTTCCAGAGCATCGAGCACGGCAATAAATTCGCACGCTCTACGGGCTACGATTTTCTGTCAGGGGAAACGTCTGGCAGGGTACGTGAGAGCGTCAAGACGGCATTCCTACGTGCCCAGGGAGGCATCCTATGCGCCTCAGGCATCTTTAAGAAGGGCGTAACGCTGCCCGAGGTTCAAGTTTTGATCAATGTAGATGGCGGGCTTGAGGACGCTAACACCATCCAGAAGAAGGGGCGTGTATTGGGGACTACGGCTACCAAGAAGAAATCATTGATCATCGACATAGCCGACAACTACAAAGACTATCTGTTTGATCACGCCCAAACGAGGTACGAGAATTACACCAGCGTTCTTAGTGAGGAGGACATAGACTGTTTTGACCTCTTTGACGATTTAGACTATCTTGAGGAATGGGTTCGGGATTGGATGCTAAAATGAAGCGCTCGCTGTTTAAGTTCAGCGTTGATCTTTTTGAGGAGCTTGTTGCTAAGGTAACAAAGCGCCCCAACTTCAAGTACCGCTGTAGTGACCAAGACCTGAAGAGCTGGGAAGCGTTCGTTGACCATTACCGAGGTAGGGTGCTAACCGAGGACTTTTTGACCAAGTACATTGAGTATGGTATACAGAGCTGGTTCAATAAGGGCAGCGAGGAGGACTATTCACGCAGGGTGAGATTTTCTTGGGTCATCGGTAAGCAAGCGATCAAGCGATGGGACGTGTTTGGTGAGGAGACGAATGTGCGCATAACCAGAGGTCACATCAAGAAGATATACAAGAAGGAGCTTGGCGTGGGAAAGGCTCGCACTTCGCTGGGCAAAGTTATTACAGAGGTGAACCCCACAGAGGAGGTTCAGAAGGCGAGATTTGCAGGAACGTCCAAGCGATTAGCTTGGTGCATTGCGATGACTACTCTCTATAACCACAAGAGTACCAACTGCGCAACCTGCGACTTCAAGACAGAGTGCAAGAGCATTCTGGAAAGTGAATATCCAAAAGTGTACAAGAGGAGAGGATATGGCAAATAACCTATCAAGCAACTTTACTTCGGAGCTGATCGCAACCGCCCTACGAAACAGAGCGGTGTTCGAGATAGTTCTACAGCATATGAAATTCTCATACCTTCAGTTCGAACCAGAGAAGAAGGTGTGGCAATACTTGTCTAAGCGCTTCAACAAGACGGGCAGAGTGCCTACTATGGGTCAGCTGCAGCAAGAGTTCCTTGACGATGACGATGTATTGGACGTTCTTGAGAAGATTGACGATGTAGAGGTTGCCGAGGGGGACATTTCGGGCATTATCAATACGTTCAAGGAGTTCATCAAGCGTATGAAGTTCTTGGAGGCGAATGACCGAATTGTTGAGGTGTTCAATAGGGGAGACAAGGATAAGGCGTATGCGGAGTTTATGCGATATGCCGAGGAGTTCGCCAACTTCACCATCGAGGAAGCTAAGTTTGAAACAGTCTTTGGTGACTTCACGAAGCGTAACATAAGACGAATGAGTGAGGACTGGTCGTTCAGATTTAAGGTACCAACCCTCATCGATGAGCTTGATATGCGATTGGGCGGTATAGGCGGTGGTCCAGAGACTGGTGAATGCGTCCTTTGGCTTGGTGATAGCGGTTCGGGGAAGAGTCAGGTACTTGTCCACGTGGGCGTTTCGGCAAGCCGTCAGGGTCATCGTGTAGCTCACTTTCAGCTTGAGGGTACGAGGGAGCAGTGTCTGAATAGATACGATGCAGCTTGGACTGGTTCGCTTTATCAGGACGTGAAGAACGGCTCCATTGAGCCCGTCAGACTAAAATCAGCAAAGAAGATAGTCAAGAACATGGCGAACACGGACATCATCGTGTCGTCCGAGGAGACGTTCAATGCTAAGACGTTGGTTGACGTTCGCAGGGAGCTGCAGGAAATGGAGAAGAAATACGGCAAGATAGACGTCATCATCATCGACTATCTTGAGCTGTTAGAGGTCGGGGATGGTATAAATTACACCCCGCATGACGAGCGCTTCCGCCAAGCTAAATTAGCCAAGGGTATGAAGATGCTCGCTATGGAGTTCAATGCCGTGGTGCATACAGCTACCCAGAGTTCATCCGTACCTGACGAACTCAAGCAGGATCCAGAGTTTGTTATAACGAGAGCTCAGCTGTCCGAGGACAAGGGGAAGATCAGACCATTTGATATCTTCATCACGATCAACCAGACCAGAGAGGAAGCAAAGAACGAGATAATGCGACTTCACACGGACAAGCTGAGAGACTACCGCAATGGCGAGCCGATTTATATATGCAACAACTTCAGTCGCTCACGCTTCTATGATAGGAAGCGCACGTTGTCGATTGACTGGGATGACATAAACAATGAAGATTAGTGATTCAGACCTTCGTGACCTGCTCACGAATTACAAGCTAAACAGAACGGGGCAGTACATTTGTGACTGCCCTTTTTGTGGTAAAGAAAGGCACTTTTATGTGTCTAAGTCCAAGCAGGCGTTCGACTGCAAGAAGTGCGGAGAGAGCGGCAATATATACAAGCTGCTTAGGCACTTCAACAAGCTCTATCTTCTTCAGGGCGAAACAGTAGAGCAGAGAGACGAGCTAAAGAGCCTGAAAACACTTATGTCGGAGAGTAGCCCAGCGAGTGAATTAGAGTTGGCAGAACTGCCCATTATAGCACTTCCCAAGGGCTTCCGCATCGTGCCTAAGAATAGGTATCTAAATAGCCGTGGTCTGACGAGCGAAGATATCAAGCGCTATGGGATAGGCGTAGTGAAGAGCGATGACTGGAAGATTGACGGCTATGTTATCATCCCAGTTAGGGACAATGGCGAGATACGTGGCTATGTCGGCAGATACGGAGCGAAGCACGTGCCGAAGGGGAGATTGAGATACTCTAATAGCGTAGGAGTGCCGTTTGGCGAATTGCTCTACGGCTATGATGAGATACCCGATGGGGCAGAGTGTATAATATTGGTTGAGGGGTGCTTCGACAAGTTCGCTGTGGATAGGGTACTTGACCTGAAGAATAGCGACAGCGTGAAGTGCGTAGCCACCTTCGGCAAGAAGATTAGCGATGCCCAGATCAAGAAGCTAATGAAGAAGGGCGTGCGAAGCGTCTTGCTGCTCTACGACTTTGACGCTATAAAGGAAATGAAGCGCTATGGGATGGAGTTAGCCAAGTACTTTGACGTACTTATAACGTATACAACGAAGAAGGATATTGACGAGTGCACCGAGGAAGAAGCGCTTGAAGTACTGTCTTCGGGGCAAAAGCCAGCCGATTTTTCGATGTCTGTCGCAGGAAAACTAAGGAGAAAGTGACTATCGCAGCCCTCCCCGCCAAAAATTTTTTCTCTCTTCAAAGTCCACATAAATAAACACTCTACAAAGGCTGGCGTCCACTTTCTCCAGAAAAAGTTTGAGAAAAATTTTGCCGTTCGAAAAATTCGTACTACCTTTGTATCAGAAAGGTAAGGGAAACGCTCATACCTCTAACAAAAACAAAAGAGACAAAATGAACAAGACGATCAACGGAGTAGAATTTTACTCAAAGAAGAACGACAGAAGAGCACTTGCAGCCTACCGCTCACCAGAAGGTGCAGAAACGCTTGAAGATGCAAAGCGCCTTGCTGAGAAGCTCTTGGCGAGCTATGTCCAGAAGGAGCCAGGAAATGAGTACTGGAGCATCGAAATCGAAAGCAAGGACGGGCATCTGGTAGAGATCAGCTGGCAGTTTGAAGGCGACAGCGACTGTGGAGACGAGTTCATCAAGACCTATATCGATGGGAAGCGTCTATATGATCAAAAGTATGCTGACAAGATGCGTGACGCCTATATGATAGGCGATGCTAAGAATTTGCTCGCATCGACAACTGTCGAGGAGTGGAAGGGAATAGGCATAGAGTGGTTCAATGAGCACGTAGCATACGTTGCTAACTACTACGAAGATGACTTCACCCAAGAACAGCACGAAGAGGTGAAGCGTATCAGCGACATCCTCAAGTAACATCATCTACAAACAGTAAGCGCCCCGCCCCGACAAGTGAGGCGGGGAGCTTAAACGAAACGAGAAAAAAAGGAAACGGATAACAACAAGAGCCACATACTCCC